GAGGCGGGTGCGGACACCAACAAGGCGTCATACAGCGGTATGACACCACTATTTAACGCTACACTGAAGGGTCATGAGACGATACTACAGATGCTCACAGACTTAAGGATTTGAGCCATGATACAAGTAGATGTCCCTCGGGGTCAAGAAGCTCTGTTACGATGCTATTGTGCCTACTCGTGGGTCTGATCGTTCTGTGGGATATGATTTATATAGCTCCGAGGATGCCATGGTTCCTAGCCAGGCTGGAAGAGCAATCGTAGGAACTGGCATCACAGTGGTTCTTCCACCTGGGGTATACGGTCGTGTAGCTCCCCGCTCGGGGTTAGCCGCAAAGCATTGCATCACTGTTGGTGCGGGTGTGATTGACCCTGATTATACCGGTGAAATCAAAGTCATTCTATTCAACCATGGAGAGAAAGACTTTGAAATCAAGAAGGGTGATCGAATCGCGCAACTCATTCTAGAGCGTTGTGAGACACCCCCAATTGAGGAGATTAGTATCGTCGAGGATACTGAGAGGGGTGACGGGGGTTTTGGGTCTACTGGCAATTAGCGAACCATAGGTCTTCGGGTGTAGGCATGAAAAGTATACCCTGACTCATAGTCATATACAATTTAGCCTTATCCACGTTAGGGTAAGTGTGTAATACCCATCTCTCCCAATATTCGGCTCTGAAGAAGTCTTCCCAATCTTCTTCTGTACTTTCTTTAATGTTCAACATCCCCTTTTGTATTTCATACTGATTCCTCTCTATTCGCAGCTCCTTAGGAATGATAGCCCCTTTCCTAAGAAGTTGTGCACGCATAAGACGGGGATTACGATGGTCGGGGAAATATTGAACCCCCACCTGACCAAAGTCTATGGCTCTCTTGGTTGGGAGAATCACTCTATACTTGTGGGTAATAGAAGGACTGGGTGTAAGGACGACGTGCATTTATGTTTTATCATAATATTAATTTTATACCTTTATAACACATGTACACCTTAACTGTTCTATTACTTATGTTTATATTTTTACTTGTATTACATTGGGTAATAGAAGAATATGTGTTTGACATTAATGTTTACGCGGGAATGGAACGGTGTCATGATCCAGAGTATCCGTTTGTTCAGATACAAGACAACTTTTATACACCCGAACGTTGTAAAGAATTGTCCAACTATGTATCGAAACATAAGTATACAGGTAAATCCACACTAAATGGATTTGAAAAAACGAAAGGGTTCGTAGTAATGTTCTCATCTCGACACGAACAAAAATTTGCTGATACTTTCAAACCTATATACGAAGTGTTTAAACAGGTTCGGATACCTGGTACGAACGCGTATATATTCAACCCCGTATTGATAGAACCTTCAAGTGACAAAATAGAGCGATCCATAGATTTTCATTATGACGTGTCGTTGGAAGAACAAACTAAAACTAATGAGGGTCGTAATTATTTACCAATAGCAGTGACTGTCATCTATATCGAATTACCTGATACATATGAAGGTGGTCATTTACGTTTATCTAAATTTGGTGCTGTCGATTCATCTGGTATAAGACGATATAAACCAAAATTGGGAAGAAAATTTACATTTCGCGGGGATGCGCTACATTGTGTAGAACCCATATATTGTAAAAATCCAAAAAGTAAACGTATCAGTTTGGTGTTTGAGCAGTATAAAATACCTGAATCAAAATTAGAAGATATTAGATTTGACGTATCGACCACTACTAACATAAAAAAGAAAATGTAATACTAATCATGTTAGAATACACGGCATCAGGTAATATACCTGTTCGAGTTGGACAAAATGCAAAAGAGAATGATCAACTCACGAATACCAGCGACCCCAGGTACCGGTGGATGCATGTGAGTGGGTACCCAGGTGCTCATGTGGTTGTGTGTTACGAGGGAGAGGAACTTCCTAGAGATTTGAAGAGGGATGCGGCTGTACTAGCGATATATCACAGTAAAACACCAGAGTCTAAGATGTCTTGGGTAGACCTGGTAAGAGTCGAAAATGTAACTATGGCAAAACAACATGGACAGGTGACCCTCCAAGGTGAAGTTATTCAACTGACGATCTTTATGCGGAAGGAAAAGGAACGTTTGGAAAGAATCTTAAAAACAAAACGTACTATCTAGACAGATGAGTCACCAGGATTTGGAACCGCTTATTATTCGAGGTAAAGCTGCACCCATTAACCAGAGACACACAACGACGCATTATGAACGTACGAAAGAGCAAAAACTCGAGGATGAGGAGCTGGGTACCCATAAGAAGGTACCACTCTCTATGTCAAATATAATTCAACGGGGACGTATTGCTAAAGGTTTCAATAGACAAAGAGATTTAGCAATCGCAATTGGGGTTACTACGAGTGTAATTAACGCGTACGAGTCTGGTAGGTCTATACCAGACCCATTCGTTCTCCAAAAATTGAGGAGGGTCCTAGGGGTCAAACTAAAGTAAGCTTGTGTACAATCCAGCGATGTAGTATACATCTTTAAAACCTAGACCTTCCAATTTCTCTGCCGCAAATCTAGCTCTCTGTCCAGTGTTACAGTATACGAGTAATCCCCGCTTTGGGAGTTCCGTAGTTGTCTTTTCATTGATCTTATCCACTGGGATGTGTAAGGCTCTAGGGTAGTGACCGGCTCGCCACTCTAGAGCAGTTCGAACATCGATAACCCTCTTTATCTTACCATCCTTAATGAGTCTCTTGGCTTCCCTGGAGGACACGAGGTTCTGACCTAAATAAGTGTACGCTGTGAGAGCGGCGAGACCACCAACCAAAACGATTGGTATCATTTAGTATCTGTATGGATTTTAACTTTGACATGTTCCATCTCAAAACAACACTGTGCATGACCATCATAGGTCCTCTGACAAGCTTTACAATAATAAAGATCCATTGTTATATATAATAAGAATAAATAAACAACTTAGGCTAACATAACATTTTTCGTGCGTGAATCTTCCGAGCTTCCTCCCAACGACCGGACATCTCAATTAACCTCTTCGTCTGTGTTTTCATTTTAAACAGTGACTGACCATTTCGTAAATTCTTAAAGGCGTTCTCTACTGTCTTATTCGTGATACTCACACGACTCACCTTGTAACGCTTTAGCTCATTCTCAAGACTGGTTACGCGCTTCTCTGCATCTGAAAGTTGGTTCTGTAGACTGTCGATGACCACTTTGTGTTTTTTGATTTTTGGGTCGTTCTCTAGTGCCTTGATGATACGTTTCTGTTTCTTAATTTTCGCATTTTTCTTCTTGACGACCTTGTCTATCTCTGGTCCAAGATCGATTACAAACTTGGACGTTTTTCGGGGTCGTGAGGAAGATTTAACCATTTTACATATTTTATACTTTTTTGTCTTTGACTTAGTTGCCGAAAGCGACACCACCCATACCATTCTTGATGCGAAGAATGTTATAGTTGACCGCATACGCCCTCACTAAGTTACCGTTACGCACACTGTTACCATTGAGAGTGAGTTTCGCGTTATCGATGCGAGAAAAATTCAGAGTACCAGTTGGTTGAGACTTGTTCATGGTGAGGCAGAAAGGCCATGTGAATGTAGAGATTGTGCTCAGGGAATCGTGGGGGAGAACCGAGCAATGCATCTCTGGGACGACATTGTGATGGAATGTGGATGACATATTCTCGAAGAGTGGTGTACCGTTGATGTATAAAGTCGATGTATCGAACGTCCAGTTGGTGGACCATTTATTGGTATCAGCTTCGGAGGAAACGATGTGAAGAGCCTTGACGGGGTGGTTAAAATACGTAAGATCAACTTCGGTATCAGCCGCGGACATTGGTTGATATTGGGTTTGGGTGATGAGAATCTCGTGTTCATTGTCGACGAAGAATTTACGTTCATCGGTATCGAGATACACGTAGTTACCAAATACTTTCACGTTGCTAGGCGCGAACGTACCCCCACGGCACTTCACGCGGATTTCGACCTCGTGATACTGGAGACCTACGAGAGGAAGGGACTTGGTCCAGTCATCACTGAAAAAGAATGGAAGGACGTAGTGGTTCGCGTGTGTGGAAGAGCCAAGAGCATTTTGGGGGACTTCATCGAGGGTTACGGCGCAAGACGCCTTAGCTTGGTTATCCTTGTACAGGAGATTGTGAACACCCTGAATGTACAAGGCGTCGATTTGAGAAACCTTCTGTCCACCGATCCAGAGTTGGAACTCAGTAGTGGTCGTTTCATCCTTATCGAAAAAACCGAGGTTGGAACTACCGGTAGCACCGATGTTTTCCGCCTCGATCCATATGTAACTGAGAAGATCACCCTTGGACTTGATGGGTATAGTGACTTCATTACCGCTACCGAAGGTACCGATGTAATCAAGGCGTTCGGGCTTGATGGAGAAATTAGTGTACCGCTTGTAGTTCTGACGGAAAAAAGTTATCTCGGGCTGACCAGTGATGTACACATCCTGAGCACCCACAGAAACGAGGTCAATTAAAGCAGCTGACATTTATTAGTAAACGATATTAAAATTTTCGCTCATTGTATACACAACGGGGATGGGTGTCGATTTTCAAGCACTCACATGGGAAGTGGTAGATACAGATGATGAACACTTAATCAGTATTTTCGGGAAGACTGAACATGGAAAATCTGTATGTGTGACCACAGTATTTACACCTTACTTCTTTATCAAACTCTCTGAACGCGTCACTCAGCAGACTGTACAAGAAATCTATAATTTCATCGACAAGAAGTGCCCAGAATGCTTGGTTTCTTTTTCAGTGATGAAAGCCAAAGATGTTTGGGGATTTCAAAATAATAAGGAATTTGTGTTCATGAAATTGGATTTCAAAAATCTCGGGAGTCGACGCCGTGTGGACTATTTCCTGAAAAACCCGATTCAGATATCATCTGGTACACAGCGAATGAAAGTTTTTGAATCGAATATTGACCCGGTTCTCAGACTAATGCACCGAACTGGTATCCAATCAACTGGCTGGCTGAAGACCGGTGATGATTGTGTACGTTCACACCTCGCGAGAGTTGATATAGATCTTTTCTGTAACGACTGGACTACGTTGAAACCTGTACCCCGGGATGATATCGCTCCATTTGTTGTGGCGTCTTTCGATATTGAATGTAACAGCTCTACTGGTAAATTTCCCAATCCAAACGTGAAGGATGACGCATGCTTTCAAATCGCGGTATCTCTATGTACATTCGGTAACGATGAACCGTACGATAAGACTTGCTTTTGTTATAAGAAAACCGATTCAAACCTCGATGGGTGTACGATAGTGAGTTTTGATACAGAACGGGAAATGCTCGAGGCATTTCAGCAGTACATACATCAGAAGGATATTGATATCATGACCGGATGGAACATTTTTGGTTTCGATTTTGATTACATTTACACGAGAGCTTTCATCGTTGGATGTAACCCGGAGTTTTTTAGGATGGGGAAGTTGAAGAGTCAAGTGTGTGAAATCACCATTAAAAGGTTGAGCTCGAGTGCATTGGGTGATAATGTATTGAAATTACTCCCAATGTCGGGACGTTTCATTTTCGATCTGTTCCATGAAGTGAAAAAAGGATACAAATTGGATTCGTATAGTCTCAATAACGTATCAAAATTATACCTGGGTGACCAGAAAATTGACATGTCCCCAAAGGAGATGTTCGCTCGATACGCTGAAGGTGATCCCATCAAGTTAAGGGATGTGGCTGAGTACTGTATGAAAGACACCCTATTACCACATAAACTCATGAAGAAGATGTACATTCTTCTCAATCTCCTGGAGATGGCTAAAGCGACTTGGGTTCCGATGTGTTTCCTGGTCGAGAGAGGTCAACAGATTAAGGTATTTAGTCAGTTGTCGAAAAAGGCGAGGGAAATGGGTTTCATGGTTCCGACGATTAGGTATGGGCAATTACCCGAAGAACAATACGAGGGTGCTACGGTACTCGACGCACAAAAAGGGGCGTACTATACCCCAATCACAGCATTGGATTTTGAAGCCCTGTACCCATCTATCATGATGGCGCATAATTTGTGCTACTCATCATACGTCATGAATGAAAAGGATTATGGAAACATTCCAGGGGTGACCTACGAGACTTTCCAGATTAAGGATAAGACGTATAAATTCGCACAAGATGTTCCTAGTCTTTTACCCAGTATTTTACTTGAACTCAAACAGTTCCGTAAAAAGGCGAAAAAAGACATGGCTTCTGCAACTGGATACATGAAGGAAGTGTATAACGGTAAACAGTTGGCGTATAAGATATCGATGAACTCCGTGTATGGCTTCACTGGCGCTGGAAAGGGTATTCTCCCATGTGTACCGATAGCTTCAACGACGACATTCCGTGGGCGCGCGATGATCGAGGAGACGAAAGCCTACGTCGAGGCTAACTTCCCGGGAGCGAAAGTGAGATACGGTGATACAGATTCAGTCATGGTTGAGTTTGATGTAGGGGATCGTAAAGGTGTAGAGGCGATTGAATACAGCTGGGAGATTGGTGAAAGGGCAGCAGAGGAGTGTAGCGCCCTCTTCAAAAAACCGAATAACTTGGAACTTGAGAAGGTCTATTGCCCATACTTTCTATATTCAAAAAAACGATACGCCGCTAAACTTTGGACAAAGGGTAAAGATGAGAAAATGCACATGGATTATATAGACGTAAAGGGTCTCCAGCTCGTTCGTAGAGACAACACACCTCACATGAGAGAAGTGTGTAAGGAACTCCTTGATGTTGTCCTTACTTCGAGTGATACTGGTCCACCCAAAGAACTCGCGAAGGAACGGGCGATCGAGCTTCTCTCCGGTGATGTCCCCAATGAGAAACTTATACTGAGTCAGGGTTTATCTGATAGTTACAAGGTTGCTGGAAATTCTGTGTCTATCACGAGTCCCCAATCCGCGAATATCAATCAGGCGCATGTTCAAGTTGTGAATAAGATGAGAATGCGTAAACCTGGATCCGAACCACAATCTGGTGACCGTGTTCCATATCTCCTCGTGAAGACGGGTGACCCAAAGGCTAAAGCATTTGAAAAATCGGAGGATCCCAAGTACGTGGAGGAGCATAACATTCCCATTGATTACCAGTATTACTTCATTAATAAGTTTCTAAACCCTGTGTGTGATTTACTCGATCCACTCTACGAAAATGTAAAGCAGGAAATCTTCGGTGAACTCATCAATCAGTGTAAACCACCACCAAAAAAACGGGAACCTGCCCTGAGCACCATGAAACGAGAAGACCTTATAGAGGAATGTAAAAAACATGGTATCGATTGCGAGGGTAAAGTAGTTGATCTCAGGGAACGTATTAAACAGGTGAGGATTCAAAGAGAAGAGAGCGTTGAAGATCTATTTAAAAAATACGAGCTAGGAAATAGTAAGTAATGAGCTACAGTGATAGAATTATTGGGCTGTTCGATGAAGAACTTAAACACCGTATCGATATATTGATGACTGAATACGCTGTTGTAATTTCAAAAAAGTATGCAATTTCTCTTGACCTGTTACTGAGGGATGTACCAGTCTTGTCCGCGAATATGATGTGTAAAGGGACAAAGTCCGATGGTTCGAGGTGTGCGTTTAAGGGTATACATGAAGGCTACTGTGGAAAGCATAAAAATGTGGGAAATCGCATTAGACAGAGAATTCATGAGAGTCGTAATGGTCACACCCATGGACCCGAAGTTTTATTTTCCCCCGAATGTATAGAATGTAATAAATCGAAACAACTTATAGATTTGAGTACTATTTTCAATAATGAGTAAGTCCGATATTCTACTATCATCAATTAACACGTTCTATGACGAAGAAAATAATCGATCCAAATTAATGAATATACTAGATAAAACAAGTGGTATTTCTTTGCGAAATCTGGAATGGTTCATCACCAATTATGCGAAGAAAAATCACACATCCTATAAGACTAATGACGGCAAAATATTCACCGTGCATTATGCGTACAAGTCAAGCCTTGATGGGTACAGTAAAAAGCTCTTCGACCCATTTTGTCGATCTGAAAAGTTTGCATATACCGTTCCGGGGACATCTCATGAAATTCATACAACCCTCGCGCAGTTGAATTTCATCAAATGGTGTATCAAGAACAACATCATTGATTATATAGCAAACAATAAATTGACTCTGTTTAATAAACAATCTACCTAAAAAAGTACCTTAGCTTTACCATTCCTGATTATCATCATATTGTAACTTTTTGCTATGATTATAACCTGCTTAGGGAAATCCATTTGTGGGATACCGAGTACTTCGATGAAATTATCATCAAAGTCGAACGTTCCTTGGCTCCCATCGTATTCGAGGTCCATGGTGACGCGTGCATCCTTGACCCCACTGAAATTCATGTGACCCGATGGTTCCAATTCACCCGGGTGTAACGCAAAACTATACATGTTAATGTTGCGAAAGACGGGTGAGCGTTTGTGATATATATTCGATAAAGATGTTGATAAGAAAAGATTGTTCCCGGTTGTTTCGTTTATGATTGTTTCACCGTCACATTCGAGTGTCGTCTTATTTTGTTTTGAGTACATCAAAGGGACGTGTTTTTTACCTCTCGCCCATTTATTGAAGACGGTGGGTGGGTACCGCACAGTGGGTTGTGTCAGTAGAAAGACGATATTTCTATTTAAACCCGCCGTAAAAAATGTGATGTTTACATACTCCTGTAATTGACTGATATGAGTAGTCTCTGTCCCCACGACGATAGCTGCATTTTTCAGTTCCTCGAGTAAACGAAAGAAGTATCCGTCCCACACGGTATCTGTGGTTTGTTGTAAAAGACCCACAATAGTAGTATGTAAGGCTCCATCAGTGGTATTTAATAAGGTTCTTAATAACCCCAATCCAGTCGAAGGATTGTGATACGTGAGAGCCAAGGTTCTCAAGCCACCCAGATACGTCACGAGACCGTCAATAATAGCGGCATGATCTTTAGACCCTACCACACGAAATTCATTATCTAGGAGAGTCCTCTGGGTGGCTCCCCACAATAGAAACCCGAGGAGTGTATTTACAAGAACACCTCGATTTGTAGTATCCGGGGAATCGCTATTTAAAGCAATTATAGTGTCCCGTAACGTAGTCGCATATGCGGTGAGACTCACCGATGTATCGGTTGTACGTAAGTCGTTTAATAGGGTGACCTGATCAGCACCCCATAAATTTTGGATGGCTTCGAGATTAGATACAAAATCATTACGGTTTATGAATATGGATGGTAAAGAGTCCCCAAGTAGGTCGATGATACCTTGTAGCACAGCAGTAGTTCTATCAACATATCCCGCTACTATGGTTGATAATACACCATTTACATACTCGACGAGTCTGTCGATGTGACCCGTTGGTGTAGTTGCACGTAAGCCATTTAATAGGGTGACCTGATCAGCACCCCAAAAACCTGTTATTGCGACGAGACCATCTATAAATTCATTCCGGTTTACTACTATAGGTGGTAAAGGGTCTGTAGCGAGTGTGGCGTTGATAGTATTTAGTTCAACTGCAGTTTTAGCAACATAACCCACTGTTAAAGTGTACAATATCCCGTACACATATTGAATGAGTCGATTAATGTGATTTGCTGGTGTAGTCGTACGCAAATCATTTAATAAACTTTCTTGACTCACCCCCCAAACACCCGTTATCGCTTCGAGATTCGACACGAATTCATTACGGTTTACTACTATTGGTGGTATTGGGTCCGTCTCGAGTGTAGTGATGATAGCATTTAGTTCACTTTCAATTTTAGTGGTGGGGGTCAGTAACTCGTACAATATCCCTTTCACATATTGAATAAGTCGGTTAATGTGATTTGCTGGGGTAGTCGTACGCAAATCATTCAAAAGGGTGAGTTGGCTAGCCCCCCAAACATTCGTTTCTGCGACGAGACCATCTATAAATATAGTTCGGTCCGGTCCCACGTCCGGTAATGGGTCCGTCTCGAGTGTAGTGATGATAGTATTTAGTTCACTTTCAATTTTAGTGGTGGGTGTCAGTAGCTGGTACAATATTCCGTTTATGTACTCGGTGAGTTGTTCTGTGAGAGTTGTTGGTGTCGTGGATGTACGCAAATTGGTTAAGAGGGTATTTTGCTCGGATCCCCAAACACCCGTTATCGCTTCAATATTAGATACATAATCGTTACGGTTTATTAGTATAGACGGTGTCGGGTCCGTCTCGAGTGTAGTGATGATAGCCTGTAGTTCAACATCAGTTTTAGTAGTGGGTGTCGGTATAGTGGACAATGTCCCGTTTATGTACTCTGTGAGTTTTTCAATGGGAGTTGTTGGTGTCGTGGATGTACGCAAACTGGTTAAGAGTGTATTTTGTTCAGATCCCCAAACACCCGTTATCGCTTCGAGATTAGATACATAATCATTGCGGTTTATTAATATGGACGGTGTCGGGTTCGTATTAAGTGTGGTGTTAACAGCCTGTAGTTCACCTTCAGTTTTATCAACATATCCTACTGCTAGGGTTGATAATCCACCTTTTACGTACTCTGTGAGTCGGTCAATATAACCCGTTGGTGTATCTGAACGCAACTCTTCCAATAGAGTGAGCTGACTTGACCCCCAAAGACCTGTTTCTGCAACGAGATTAGATACAAATTCATTGCGGTTTTCTGCGATGTTCGGTAACGTTGCCCCAATTGGGGTGATAACATCACTCGTTAAGTACACATTGGAGAAATTGAAACCTCTGACGCTCGTCGCTACACCTCTATTTAACATAATCGATTTGGGTGTGGATATAGCACCAATAAACCCCTTTAGTGAGGTTACATATGTCCCATCACTTCCTGAAGGGGTACGTAACGAATCCAATGTAGTGAGTTCGGTCGACCCCCATATACCTGTACCCAATGCGATGAGACTATCTATAATCGGGTCGCGCTCTGTCTTAGTGGCGACAGTGAGTATACTGTCGAGTGTTGCACTGAATCCAATTTTTAAAATATCAATTCGTGCGGTTGCCTCTGGAACCAATGTGGATATATCATTAAAATCTGGCTCACGCAATGCATTCAACGTAACTATTTGAGCCGCACTCCAAATACCCAATGCGATGAGACTATCCACAAGCGGGTCACGAGCTGCCTTCGTGGTCGCAGCCACCACCGCATTCAGTGAAGTCACGAGATTCAAACTACTTGGGAGACCAGCGATATACGTATTCAGTGCGGTAACAAGAGTAGTCTGCCCTATGAATCCAGGTACAACTAGGCGTAAATTATTTAAAGTGAATATTTGATTACCCCAGTAATTTCTTGATACCGATTTCTGTATAATATCGTTTTGAATGGACTGAGTGATGGGAACTTGTGTAGATGCCGCTTTTAGTTGTGTTATGTAAGTAGTATCATTCGCGGATGGAACACGTAATGCGTTCAATGTGGTGAGTTGATCACTTGTCCAAACACCCAATGCGACAAGTTCAACTATGAGGGGGTCACGTTCAGCCGTTGTGGTGAGAGTAGCTATAGTATCAAGTATTCCGTTCACACCATTTTTCAGATTATTGAGTGTGAATTGAAGTGTCGGTACCTCATCGATCAGTACATTTGAATACTCAATTAGACTATTTATAACAGCTGCGCGACCAGAAGTTCCGGGTGTGAGAGAAGTTAAACTATTTACAAGTTTTACGGGTTCATCTCGCCACACATTAAACTGGCGTAACGCCGTGACGCGTTCTAATCTTGCCGCCTCGAGGGTACCCGGAAACTCCCCTATGACAAAGAGTATCCCTTTAATCCTCACTTTTTGATTGATATCACCTGAGAGACCATTAAGATAGCTCTCGAGAGTGGTTATATTTCCATCATTAAATGCGTTTCGTAACAGCTCTAAAAGAGTAAGTTGAGAACTACCCCAAATAGTTGCCTCTGCCCCAATTCGGATCAGTCCGTCTACGATCGCGCCACGTTGAGCGTCTGTTTTGCCGGGTAATGTGTTTAGTACAGCGATCATCCCCAATTTTAAGATATCCGATTGGACGGCGAGATCATTAAGATACCCTTCGAGACCGTTGACCACATTGAGCTGTTCCGGTGAACCGGGGGTGAGCGATGACAGACCAACTAAAAAATAACTATCATGCGCCACGAATGTGCGGAGTTGAAATATGAGTAAAGACTCATTTTGCACATTGGGGTCTATCAAGCTATTTAAAATTGCAATTTGATCCACCCCCCACACATTTTGAATGGCGAGGAGAGTAGCTATGATGTTACTACGTCCAAACTGATCAGTTATAGATGGAAGCCTACCCAGTTCCGTATCCACCGTAGTTTGTGTGTTTACAATTAGATTGGGTATGGTATAAAGATACTGAATGAGCGCGGTTGTTGCGGCTGGTAAATCAGTTGTATTATCCTCCACACCTGTCAAAAGGGTGAGTTGTTCCGGTCCCCATACAATAGTTTGACGTAACACATCTACAGCGTTTTTCCGTGTAACCGCATTCGTCTCACCAGTCAACCTACTCATAGCAATGCGTATAATTTCTTCCCAAATTGAAATACGGTAAAGAGATTGTCGAAGTTCATTGATAACACCAACTTGAGAGGATGTCAAACTATCGAGAGCGTGTATCCGATTCAAAATTGTTATTTGATCTTGTGTCCAGTGACCAAACTTTTTAGCAACGAAAAAGAGTTCTTTAACACAATTATTGAAATTCAACTCAAATGTACCCGTTTTAGAACGCGCTTCGATTAGAAATACATTCCTTTGGCGTTGTTCGAACAAAATATTGAGAGGTCTACGCTGTAACATACACCGCTCTTGTTTATCTAAATGAATGAGGTCTAAATTGACTGTGAAATTGTTCAACTCAAGTTGTTGTAGTATCCGATTGTTCGCTTCCGGGTCCCATAGTGTAGCGTCACCCAATTTGTTCTGTGTCGCGAACAGAACGTCCATAGCGGGTCGCAATTTTATGCGAAGAGTCATTTCCTGATCGTATATTGAACATAAAGGAAACCCACTTCCGGGACGTCGGTGAAAATAAAAAGGAATATGAATCCTATATTCATCGGTGTTGAATGGATTGATCCCTCGTGTGTTATACTGCCCATCCAAAAATTCTTGTACGAACTCGGGTTCCGCACTTCCCTGAAATGGGTTTCCATGTAATGCATTCACACTCGATCTATATGATTCAGATACGTTCAATTCTCGGTCTATGAATATATCGTCACCAGTGACCGTATCGATCTTATTTTCACCGATGTATAACTCTACATAGTCGATCACAGAAATTCCAAATACATCGACAGGATAAAGATTTGATCCCAATTTCGCGACCTCCGTGGGATCGGCGTTGAAGGATAGTACAACTCCGCGTAAAATATCACCATACTTCTGAGGAATAGGTACATCCAAAAAATCGTCTGTGAACACCTTGTCCGGGAAGGTTATCTTATAATTTTCTGAGGCATAGTTTGTGTGCTTACTATATTTTTTAGTAAAAAAAGAGAATGACGGGTTAGCGCTTAAAGAGCTATCTAACTCACCTATCGCTGCGATCAGGACTCGACCCGCCATATATAATATGTATCATTAATATTTTAAGCCAGATAACCCACTTGAATAGTGGAGTATATTGTAACTCTTCGCGTAAATTTGAACTTCTGTAACATTACTTTCTGGATCCGTTGATACACCTTCTTCTGCTGAGAATGGATCTGAATAATCCAATTTTATTCTACACCTCTGGTCGATTATACGACTGAAATTCAAATGCCCGGATGGTGCGTTATCTAAGGGGTAGAGGGCGAAGGAGTAACTCCCGATCTGGTCACGTGTTTCTAGTTGAAAACGAACATATGATTGTGAATCATTTACGTTACTGTACACGACATCCCCATCGACTATACTTAAACCATCGAACGACACATCCACATTTACCCCGGAAATCGAGTTTGTGAGGCTATTTTCATAGACCATTTTCGAAAAGGGTTCCTTGAATAGAGGTGTATTGTTTATGATCATTTCCATTTCTTTGATTTTTGTATTGAGCATGTACTGTAACAATGTTTCATTACCATGATATGCAAACCGTCTCGATTTCTTCGATGCGATAAAATAAATTGTTTTGACCGGATGGTGAAAACGTAAAGTAATCTCATCCTCCTCCCTTGTCCTTGGTATATCATGCCTTTTCAATTGTATCTGTGTGATCAATTGGTTTATCGGTGTACTTTTCAAATAACTCAATTCGTCTTGGTCAAGGTACGCATATGTCGCCAACAAGGATGCCGTTTCTATTTTCGCCTCAGTCACGAATGGAGTCAAGTACGGTCGAACAATTTTATCCAAACTCTTGAACTTAATTCTGATGTAACAATCCTGTTTCGTGAGTTTACATAACAAGATGGAAGCTGGTAGATTATTATAGAAATAAAACGGTAAATCAAGGTACATCTGTCGTAAGGTCCACACGTTATCGTTGTTTGAACCATAGGGATCTTCTTTTGCGGTTGTCATGGGAACGATGGTATCCCTAAAATTATAATCAGTTGCGTGATACTTATGGTACAGATAAATCCAGTCACCCGTGAGTCGTTCAATGTGTGTCCCTCCTATAATGAGATCTGCATACTCGATGGCGTGGATACCGACAGTGGGCGTGAATGGATCATCATAATTACCAGTTGGGTTTGCCGCTGTAGGTGTGACACCACCCATTGGGTAAGTATTTGATACAGATGCCTTGAAGAAGAATTTATATCTAAGCGTCAGGTTCGTGAGAAGATCCCCCATATCTACTGGTATGATACATATCGTATCCTGGTCGAATTTTGCATCGAGTAACGGGTGTTCTCTAACATCGAATGCAAATTTCGTATGTCGCTTAAAAATACCAGAGAAATGAGAATAGGTCGGGTTCCCTGTCACATACATATCCTGTATCCCAGTAGTACCTAATATCAGTTTTCCTGCCATCTCTACTTATCTATACTTTTTATTTTTAAGTTTGTAACAAAGACCCATTGCTGAAGACGAGTGTTTTATAACCCGTGTAGTACATATGAAATTTATATTCCGGGTTCTGGATACTCTTCCCGTTACCGTATTTGAGGTCGAGATTGTTCACCAATTCTAAGTGTAAATTGGTCTTTTCTGATTGTATGGCTGAAAAGTCGAGAAACCCCGAAAGTGAAGTACTTTTAGGGAATAGTGCGAAATTGTACGAGTAAATATAATTAAGTAAATAATTGGGTATGGGTGGTTCGAAAAGATAGTTATTCGCTATATCAGTCGCTGACCTCGCCATTTTCGCCCGTGAGGGGACGTAACTGAAAAAATATTCTCGGTCGTTATTCGATACGTTTGGGATGCGTTCACCGTTTAGTGTGAAATAAGCACTTTTTAAGATATGTGGTTCGGATTTATCCTTGAGCTGCCCCCGTGTAAAGTTGTAACGATTGGCGGTAGTCGAGTAGTACCATTCATTTACATGAGTTGGGTCGTCTACAGGTAAACTCCTATACTCATTATCATCTTCATATCCCGCATATCTAAAAAACCAATGGAAACATTTGACGGGAATATTTGGTTCCAATTGTACGATGAATTCTCGCTTTCCCGTTTCAAGGGGGATACTGGAATGTTTAACTACGAAATCATATGTAATCTCGTTATTCGGTCGGGTGAAATATAGACGTTCTTCGGGTGAAAGTGCGATTTCCTCTGTGATGACTTTAAAATTCTGTATATTTTTAGGTGGAGGTATTGCCGGGAGACCTCGGCTACTTAAATTATCCGGTACACGCTGGTTATACAGTGTGAAGAAGGACTGCTTGAAAAACTCAATTTCAAGTGTAATTTTCTGTTTATGAATGGCACACAACGGGAATGGTGTTTTATTTTGATTGTTTTCTGAATATGCGTCACCACCGTAATTATGTGAAAAGAAGAACGGTATATGAATAAACACATCGTTACTCTGTGCAATGTTTTGGGCTGACGGTTGAGACGTTTCACCCCCGGTTATATTTCGATTATAGAGTGTATTTGCGCTCATTTTTTGTGAGTCAGTGGTGTACATATTATCGTGAATGATACACCAATCTGCGGTTATTTCTTCGACTATCTGAGTATCCACTTTAAATTTGATATTTTTGATTAGTTTACGACCAAGTAATTGCATATCCCATGCCCAATACGCAATCTCAGGTAGTGTAAACGAAGGTAGTGGTATGTCTCTTAAGATAATACTCTTGATGGTTTCTGGGAGTACTGCGAATACACTTGTAACGAGTTGGGACAATATCAAGGCATCTGTAATATCTGCCCCAACTTCTCTGGGTCTTACTGCGGTGCCTCTAGTTACTGGTGATACTCCACTGATTACATCAATAATATAGGATGGAGTCGATGGGTGTGCTGTAAGTAGATTTTGTGCAGTGACTGGATCGGGATCATTACCATCTCCGTTTAGAATACCTAACAGTGCATCGAATACAGGTGTAGCGAGACTGAGAGCTGATAGGACCACATCACCCGGAATATTTACTCTAATCCCTCTGAGTACATTAATAATACTGATTTGAATCGTTGAAGTTGTATCATCAATTCCCAATGTAGTAAGAAGTTCTGGACCAGGGGTCACAGCCACATCCATGTTTAGGACTTGTATCAGTGCTGTGAGTATGGGTGTACCGAGACTGAGAGTGGACAATACCAAAGTATCTGAAAGATCCACTGAAATCCCCTTGAGTACATTAATGATACCAATTGGAATTGCGGTGGTTGCCTGATTAATCGCTAATGTATTAACAAGTGCTACACCAGGGGTTGTGTTTGGATCATTACTTAGAATACGCAATAATGAAACCAATACAGTCGCAGTAAAATCCGTATTGATAGTAAACAATTCTACGGGAAGAAACGTAAAAATTAAGTTATTGAACTGTTCTTCAAATGACAAAAAGTATTTGAAATCTGGGAACTGGAAGACGGGGAGGATAATTCCGGCTAAATTCGGGGCACCTGCGAGCCACCATTCCCTAAACGTCGGGTACCCAAATTGTGCTAAAGTTTGACCACTGAACAACATTTTCTGTAAAGTTTCGTTAAAGATGATATCATCAAACCCCCATTTTGGTAATGTCAGTTGGATCCACACATTATTTAAGAGATCCCCCATGTATTGGGGTTTCAATTCAACTCGGATCGTTTCACCGAATGGCCAGGTCGCTGCAATCCCTTGTGTTACGGTGTGTACATTATGATATTTTCTAAATTCGGAATGTCTCTTCGTTTCATATTTAAATAAGGAATTTTTAGGGTCTTTGGAAAGCAAATGTGTATCTTGTTTTCCAATAGCCTTTAGGGAAATCTTAGCGGCTTCACCCATGCTTACTATTGTTTACATATTTTTAATATCATTCTTCCACATCGTAATGTGACTCGTCTTCAACATCTTCTCTAGATCCTCCTTCGCCTGCGCCGCCTCATCCATGAGCGCTTTGACGCGTTCATCTGTATACTCCACCGTCCTCGTATTGAGGAGGTAGTCCAAATTCCCATCAATGTTGGGAAAGATTGAGGACATCTCCGTCTCGAGTTCAGCCTTCTTCCTTTTGAAGACTACCAACTTCCCCTCGATGACCATGGATACAAACTTCGATTTATGGTCACACATACCCACCCGCTTCTCGAGGACATCGATGAGGTGTGCCTTCCTCATCTTGTAATGTTCGAGTCGGAGATCGATAAAGTCTTGAAGAATCTCTTCGGGGCTTGCGTACTTGTGAATACCTTTGGTGGGATGGAAGAGGTGCATGTTGGAGACACGGAAAGTCTTCCTCAACTTGAGGTCCTTGAGGAGATCCTTACCCGCATACTCCATAATTTCAAAATGAACATCTTCCGTTGTTGAGTTATTGACGTATCCACCAATCATTTTCTTTTCCACGAGACCATCTAGGTACTCCTTATAATCTTGTGTCCAGCGACCTGGTGGGAGTTCAGTCACCACAATATTGCTTCCAGACCAGTTCCATACACCTTCCATCATCCATGTATCCTCCTCTTTGTGAACAACTCCCTTGAACCCCCTGAACCAAGGTCGCATACTCACGATTTCGTCCCCCTTGAGATATCTCTTAATGTTCTCCTTGATATCATCTGGGTTGAATGGGGGTACATAGCAACTGAAACCTGTACCAATACCTTCCGTCCCATTCACCAAAACCATCGGTAGAGTGGGCATGTAAAAGTCTGGTTCGATCGAGCGACCATCATCATCCAGGTAATTGAGAACAGCATCGTCCCTAGGATCAAAGATCTTTCTCGCATCCTTGGTAAGCTTCGTGAAGATGTACCTTGTTTGAGACGCATCCTTACCACCCATGAGTCTCGTACCGAATTGACCACAAGGCTCCAAAAGATTGATATTGTTCGACCCCGTATAGTCATTCGCCAACTTTACGATCGTATCCGCTAGGGAAACTTCACCATGGTGGTACGCACTCTTCTCAGCCACAAATGCCGCCAATTGTGCAACCTTCATCTCATCCTTGAGATTCTTCTTGAAGCACGCGAACATCACCTTCCTCTGTGAGGGTTTGAGACCATCCGCCATATGTGCGATAGACCGCTTGAGATCTGCGAGACTGAAATTGACCAAGTCCTTGTGCACAAAATCAGAGATGTCCAATTGCTTCACACTCCCATACGGGACTTCGAGTTGGTCAGCATCTTTCGCAGTGTTCTCCAAAAGCCATAACTTCCTCGCGTCAGCCTTTTTCTTATCAAAAGCAAGAATAATTGAATCATCGGTCATTGTATCCACATCGAATTTGACCGTGAGGTCCTGAATCTTCTTGAAGTACTCCCGAGCTTCAGCTGATGTAGAAGTACCGAGACCCTTATAGTACTTAATCTTCCACCCTTGTTTCCCATCTCCATACCATGTCCTAAACGCGGAGTCTGTGTAGAAGGACTTGGTTTGTGAAGCCTTCATAGCTTTGATGATCGGGGTCACCATACTCACAACAAATCCAAGTTTCAAAAGACTGGGCCAGAAATAATGAATCATGTTGAGGATGAGACCCTTGATATGGGATCCATCATTATCAGCATCTGTCATGATCATTAAACGCCCATAGCGAAGATCGGAGACATTCTTATATTCCTTACCCTGTTGGAGTCCCAAAATCTTCTTGAGATCATTGAACTCCTGGTTCGATGTGAGTTGGGCTACGGAAACATCTCGGACATTCTTACACTTACCACGGAGTGGGAAGACGCCATAGTGGTCGCGACCCACAACCGAGAGACCCGCGACCGCGAGAGTCTTTGCCGAGTCACCCTCTGTGACGATGAGAGTACAATCCTTCGAGTGTGCTGTACCAGCCTTGTTTGCGTCATCCAATTTGGGTATACCAGTAATCTTAGACTTGCGGGCTCCATCAGACTTTTGAAGTTCCTTCATCTCCTTAAATCTGGAGAGTGCCAGGAGTTCCTCGGCGATTCCAGTCTTGAGTACGTTCTTGATAAAACTTTTAGGTGCTTCAAACTTGCTCCCAAAACTTTGAGACTTGGAGGTGCATTCAGACTTCACCTGACTGGAGAATGTTGGGTTCTCGAGGGTTGCCTTAACAAAGATCGTAAAAGTATTCTTAACTTGTTGAGGTTTCAACTTAATCTTCTTCGCCATTTCATCGATGATACCGTTAGCGATAAGGTTCGCGGCATGGTCGACATGGGTTCCACCCTTATTCGTACAGAGTCCATTCACGAATGAAACTTGTTCCATACCATTCTCAGCGGGTCCGATACACACTGACCATCGGTCTGTGTTTAACGAATACACATCTTCGACACCTTCATGCATCTTCGCATAGGTCTCGAATGTTTGTTTGGTGAGAACGTCCTCGTTGAACTTAACTTTACAGTTTTGTGTGGTACAGATGTTTGCATCCCATACCCTCTTTTGGAAGATACTGTAGATGGTATCGTCCATCTTGGACATCCCGAATCGTTTCCACTCGGGGGTAAAAGTGATGGCGACAGATGACGTAGCACCTGAATGTTTTTTGATTTTTGGGGGGTCACAGACAGTCATGTTCTTAGACCACGATTGGGTATAGGTTTGCTTCGTCTCATGATCTTTGATGACCACAGAAAATGCAGTAGAGTAGATGTTAGCCAGTTTGGCTCCATACCCGTTACGACCACCGACGATACGCTTTTGGGTATCATCATAGTTGGTACTCGTGAGGAGGTGTCCAAAGACGAGTTCGGGGTTCCATAAACCCTCCTTCTCGTGCATTTTTACGGAGATCCCACCGAGAGGACCGTTATTCTCGATGGTCACAGACCCCGATTCCTTATCGATGGTCACAGAGATGGAACTGACATGCTTGGGATGGAGAGAGTTGCGGTCGATGGCGTTGACCAGTATTTCATCAAATATTTTCAAGAGAGCCGGGGAGTACTTGAGGTTCTTCTTGGAGAACTTTTCACCATTGAGAATCCAGTAGGGTTCTGTACCCAATTCAACTGGACCGACATAGGAGTCAGGTCTCTTGAGAACGTGTTCGATGTGAGTGAGTTTTTGGACGCTTTCCATACTTTCTTAGTTTTATTACAATTCAAATCTCTAACTTAGGTTTATTTCATCTAAAAGTGTCAACTTGTCATAGCATTTTTTCAATTTTTTCACGGTACCCTTAAATTCGTCCAACGAATTCATTTTTCTACCACTGTTCCACTGCCAACGGTCTGTATGTTTAGGTTTTGGTATGTTTTCAGCAATGAAATTCAAATACCCCAGGAATTTATTACATCGCTTTCTAAATTCATCGATATAATCCTTTTGGTGTTGTGTAATTGTTTTGGGATATTTTCCAATACGACGAGGGGTATCAGGATTTATGATAGTACCAATACAATAAAACACTTGTGTACACGACACGTTACCTGTTACCCGTAAATACTTCTTTAGATGTTCGTTGAATTCAGAATCTTCGGAATAGTCATAACTTTGTTGTAATAAACTATCTAGATTTGCCTGAACACCTAAAAGTGAGGGAAACACTTTTGAGTATTTTGAAGACGATCCAAAATTTGCATATATAATAGATTGACAATAGTCACCCCATTTTCTCATATTACACGTTTCACGTCCAAGTTTAAACCAAAACTTATAATCTCCTTTAATCATCAAGTGTCTACATTGTGGGCACGTAGGACCTACCGCTTCACACTTTTCAATCCACTTTGAAATACACTCCTTGTGATATATATGTCCACACTGCAGTGACACGATTGGTTGTTTAGAACATTCATAGCATATACATTCATCAAAGTTTTCATCTATTCCTCCATCTTTCAAAATGATTTCAGTAGAAGGTAAAAGGTATGTACCGATTTCACACACAGGAATATTCATTATAAATGATATACTTTATCACATTCTTTTCTTAACTTAGGTTAAGAGATGATATCATACCGACTAATATTTAATAATATTTTATTTAGTGTTTGTGTTTGATCTTAAAATCTTTGCTAATAACAAATGTCGAACTCCAACGTTTCACGTATTCCTTGGCGCGAGAAACTTGTCAATAACATGCCAAACAGAAATTCAAACAACGGTGATAAATTCAATAATGGTGATAAAGTCATACAGTTTAAGGCTGGTAACCTCAATCAGTACGTCACACCAAACAGTTTCAAGAGACTCGCCAATATGAACATGGGGGAGGCGTACAGAGCCCACGATAACAAATTCCTTTTTAAGAACCCGGTGGATCAGAGCTCTGGCATCCGTCGCCAGGATATTAATTTCGTCATTTTGAAGAAAAAACCTTCGAATAAAGTGAATCGATAATTTTCTCGATATACGTTAAGAAGGCATGTACGCGTACTTTATCATTGTCATATTCATTCTCATCTTGATGATGCAAAATGGGTCACGTGGTATGAAACAGTCTTTACAAAAAATGGTTCGGCAATCGGCACGATACGCAACAGTTGCACAACAGGATACGTCCCCAGTCGTAGCGATACTTCATGCGAATTATGCAGTCGCATATCTCTACGCAGCGAAAGAAATATCATCGGATTCACAGATTCATAACGCGACGGGTATAGATGTGAAGAAGTTTACCGAACATGTCACGAATGTACAAGACATGGTTACTAAAAAAACTGCTGAGAAATTCTCAGGCTTCTCCGGACAAGTTGATATGTATTTGGCTGAAATCGGAGGAGACGCCTAAGTTAAGTATTTATTTGTAAAAACCAACAATATACAAAATGCAAGTCATCCGAGACTCTATGTGGGAACGTTGCCTCACTGACGCAGCTAAGATGTACCGAGTCAGTGAGGCGAATGATAAATGCTACAACCTCGCTGATGCGACATGGAAGATGAAAATGAAATACAAACAGGCTGAACAGAAGAAGAGTGATCGACAAATTATCATGATCGATAAAGCACCCACCCTCGTAAATGAACAGCGAAAGAACAATAATATTTGTTTAGCTACGACAATGGCTGGTAAACGGTGTTCATTCAAAGCGGTGTGTGGAGACTTCTGTAAAAAACACAAGGTCGACAAGGGTGTGCTCGGTAAAAAGGTGGACATTAGCAAAATTAAAATAGACGAGTAATGTAAAACGATGTTAGATCAAGAGAGTCTTAGACCTGTAATAATAGCGATGACTTTATATATCGCTATAAGCACAATCATACCCCGCGTCGTTACCAAACCAAGCGGTATTGGATTCATCGATGATATTGTGATGTCCCTAATTTCTCAACGAGACTCAGTCATGAGTGGAACTATCCTTGTCGGTCTCATTGTCTTTGCTACCAATTACATTCAAGATGAATTCCTTTAGAACATTCTCCCTCCCCACTAATTGTTTCGTGTGTTCGTGATCCATATAACGGACACGATTATCGTACGCATGCTTCATGAACTCCAAGAGTTGGTCGAAATTTGGGTTACCCCATTTCATACCCTTTTTGAAGAGAAAATCATCATTCTCCAATTCTTGAAGTTCACAGTCAATCGTATATGGTGTTTTTATGTATTCGGGTGCACCACCATAATTCGTGATGATCACCGGTTTATTTCGCATCGCTGCTTCAACGGCACCCATACCAACACCCTCAGAGTGTGAAAAACTCACGTAACAATCGCATCGGTGGTGAAGATCATCCATCTCATCCTCGGATAACATCGTATTGGTGACTTCGACCCGTGGAAAATTAATCTGCACAGCTTGATTACTCGTGGCTTTAATAACGAGACGTGTATTTGGTTCATTCAGTCGCACAAAACCCTGAAGAATGTCCTTAAACTTCTTTCTAGGGTCCATGATATTTCCGATATGATAAAATGTATATGGTTTTTCCTTTGGTTGTGGTATGTGGGCGTGAATAACGTAGAACTCATTATCAGGGAACTGCCGGGAGAGAACCCTTTTACAGAATTCACTGGGAACGGCGACCTTCTTAAACTCTTTCATGATCAGACCATAATCTTCATGAACGGTCTCAGTTTCACATACAGTCATACAGGACAGGTTCTTAACACGGGATTTCGCATACTTGATATATTCAATTTGATTAGGTGTTGGAATCACAAATATCAGTCCGTGTTCAGTCTCAGGTAATGGTTTACCTATCTCACAGTATTGACCATCAGGTAGAAATAGATTTACATATTTCATCGCATGTTGTCCGATACCCGTTTTAGCATGAGGACCTATGATGATCATTTGATTTAAAGATAATCTTTCTTTTATATATAATACAATGGAAACACTACGCAAAGAGATTGAACAGGAGATGATGCGTGTTCGCATCGATAAGGGTCGCCTCTTCGACCTGCTATTGAAGATCGTCGACAACTGCGGTGCCGGTGGTTCGGGTTCCGTCGGTTCCGTCGGTCCCGCTGGT